TTAAAGATTTTACGTGTATATTAAATATCAGAGTTGAGGGCATTGAGGGTATTGAAAATGGGAAGAAATAGTTTGAGAAATATTTTGAATGATTTTTGTGATGACTTTGAAAAAAATTATATGCGAATAGATATAACAGAAATGCCTAAACGTAACTTACGTAGAGAATATGAGATTGATTACATGAATAATCGTGATAAGATTGATAAATCGTTGGAGTCCTTGGCTATCAAGCGACGGAATGATGCAATTTTAACTATGATTAAGAAACTTGAAGATGATACAAATATATGTCCTTATAAAATGTTTAATGAATGTGAAAAACTTAGGAAATCTATGGATCCAGTACCCTCAGTACCCTCGGAAATCTTACAGATGACTGATCCAGGTGATATGACTGAAGTAGACTTACATAGATATTATGGACTTGAAATATTTAATGATTGTATAATGTGGAACATAAGTCCCGATTGGAAGGGCGAATGCTCTTCCACGGAACATCGTTGTAGGATCGAATTTCTAAAAATTGTTATTGATATGTTTTACACATCTGGATTCTATTTTACTAAATATAAATATGTAATTGAATGTGGTAAAGAAGGTAACCATACTCACGCTCACTGTGTATTTGAACTAAATCCAAAACAAAAGAAATCAGTGGCTACATGGTTAAAATCTAATATTGGACGCGATTTTAGAGCAGTATGGAATAGAGTAAATGAGAGCGCTGATGGCGATTATAAAGACCTTGTGAAAAGTAAATATGCTTTGCAAAAGATAATTCTTAGAACTTCTACTATGAGAGATGATAAATTAGATTATTTGATTGAAGAAAAGAAACCATTCTCGCATCAAAATGCTGAGAATAAACACTATCCAGTGTTGGGTGGTGATTGGTGATTGTTTTACTGCCAAGAGTATCAATCACTTTAATTTTTTTTATATTTATTTTTTATTTAACTTTGACCGAATGATACTAAATCGGTTAATAGGACATCAAAGTCTATTGTGCCATATACTGACACTGCTGCATGAGTTGAACCACGGACTGTAGTTAGAGGAGATACGAATATATGTCCGTATACAGGGTCGCTTTTGGCGACTGCTCCCGGTTCACTGGTTGCTGGTAATAAGTTGTCTTCTTTGTAATCGCTCCAAGTCTTGCCGTCTTTGTCACGCTTAAATTTGTATGGATTGACTCTCGTTTTGAGATTAACGTAGCCATCCTTTCTTAAAGTTCTGTATTTGAATTGAGAACCCTTAGGCTGAAGGCATCCGCTTTTAGCCTGTTCTATCAATTTTTCAAATGTTGGAAGGTTTCCTCCTGTAGTGAGTAATGAAGCTGGTAGGTCATCGGCGTCTGAAACGATTAAACCTACTCTACACGGTGTGTTGTCTTGTAATTGGACGAAATTGCCTCCCTCGCCATCTGGTATCTGGTACTCGTAGGCGGTAGGATGCTCGAATGCAAAATTTACATTCAGATACGCATCTGTTACCATATATTTTTGATATAAGACCATTAGTTGGTCGAAACCCATAGGTTGATGATTTTGTCTAGAACTTATACCAGTGATAGGGGCGTTAGCTAGAATAGTTTTGTCAGGGTCATAACAGGAATTTAACAAAAATGTTTGTTTGTTAATACTGAACCCGCCTGCAGATGTAGCAGGTGGTGTAACGGTTGTTCTGAAAGCATAAGATAATCTTCGTTTTGTCTGTAGAGGAAATGGATCGCGTTGCACTCGTGGATTGTATACACGCTTTTTTCTTACCATCTTACGCTTTCCTTTAGCATTGGCTGGTTTCTTGCGGTAATTCTTCTTCGGAGGCATTTTATACTTACGTGTAGATTTTAATTTTGATAAAACAAGGAGGACACGCCCCCATCCACTTTTCCTCCCTCCTTCGGGAGGAAAAGACGCAATAGCTTGGATGGGGTCCTGTGACCGCGAAGGAAACGAAGGTTGTGCTTTTCTTCGTGCTGTGCCCGAAATGCGTTAGAACATTTTTTTATCGTCGGGAATCCCTCCTTATAAAAAAATAACCTATCCGCCATGAGTTGATATATATTTAAAGATTTTACGTGTATATTAAATATCAGAGTTGAGGGCATTGAGGGTATTGAAAATGGGAAGAAATAGTTTGAGAAATATTTTGAATGATTTTTGTGATGACTTTGAAAAAAATTATATG